GCAATCAGCATCGCCGCCCGGCTTGATGTTCCATCGGTCGGCCTGCGAGTAGCCGAGGTTGGCTGTTTCGCACCAATAGCGCATACGATTAATAAAAGCGTTGATGTCAGGCATGATTATTTTCCTTATCGTTGGTTATTTTAAAAAATTCGAGTAGTTTGCTGCCTTTGATTTCGGGATTGACTTCTGCTAAATTTTCGATAATTGAACTTACCTCAATCATCACAATGAACCCGCATACGAGTGGGATAAGCGGTACGTCATACCCGAGGTTAATGTGGTGTGATGCGATTTGCAAAAATGCTGCCAAGCCCACTACCATGACGTATGCGAATTTATACCACAGTCCGTCGCGCATGATACGTGACGAGATATCGCGCTGCACGATGGCTTTAGCCATGCCTGACACGTAATCGCCAATAATCATTACCCCGGTAGCAATAAGCCACCATTCTGTTGCGTTGTCCATTATTCCTCCTATTTCCCTAGCATGGAGCCTATGACCATGCTAAAATCTGCTTTAACTTGCGTATCGTCGAAGCGTATTCTGCCACGACGATAATCGTTGGCGAGCCGTTGCGCTACCGGGTCGCCACGTTTAATATATATCATAGTCTCGGACACATGGCGATAGTCTAGAGTGTACTCGGATTGCTGTCCTTTTTTGACTCGTCGTGAGATGAGAAAACCTTGATAGTCTTCGTCAAGGTGGTACCATACTCCGAACTTGCCGTAATCTTCCGTGTCGAGCGTATACGAATATCCGTCTTCGTCCGAGTCCAGCGGCATGATGAGCGTGCTGCTATCATCCCGGAATTTATTATTTATCGCATAGTCTGCATAATCGGCATCATACTGTCTGAGGAATTTGCCGAAACGCGAGTGTTCAACTTTGGCGCTAAACCCGCCATAGTCGGCCAGTTGAATGACGATGAACCCGCCTCCATATGCTTTAATTTCCTGCCTATCATGCTGTTGCTCATCCAGTGAGATGTGGAACTTGGCAAAATACGGATTAGCTTTAATAACGGCGTTAGATAGGAAGAATAGGCGTACCTTATCTTTCCACCGATCAACAGTGTTATAAAACTCTTCGAGCGCAGTGACTTCGTTGCTTAAAAACTGCTGATTGTCGGGGAATACTTCATCGAAAATAATATTACGTACGTCGGGGTATGGTATTGATTTTTTCCCGCCTGCTTGAGATAGTGCGATGAAATATCCCATGATATGCCATGTTTTTGCATCATCTTTAAGATAATGACATTCGGCTTGAGCGCCATTTACTCTAAATTCGTAATCCGGGAACGCTTCGCCCACGTCGGCGAAAAACGTTCCTTTGCTTTTCTGTTCGACATCGGTACGTCTCAGGTAGATAAATTGCGCACCGTTTTTGATGAAATCACGTATGCACAGTTTTTTAGCGCCATACGTTTTACCGAGACCGCGAGCGCCGATGATGAACGTCCATGGCGCATTATACGTAAGCACGTCATGATAGTCATAATAGTCGTTCTCGTTAAGAACGTGAGCGTTCGGGGTCATGACACTATTATAGCACGCTACACATAGCGCCGCAGTTCCCACTCGCTCGCCATACTCATTTCTGTCGTGGCTTGAAAATAGTTCGGTCCGTTACCCGGTCCGCCATGCGAGAGCGTTTGGTCTGTGCCGGTGCCCGTCATGCCCTCCACATGGTCATAATTGAGATTATGGCCGGACCATGTGAGTAGCAGGAGGTCTCCTGGTTTGCTCTTGGCTACGGCGATGGCGGGTGTGTCGGTGCCGCTGACGGCGATACGAGTCCCCAATCCGGCCTGTTCGCCGGTCCACCGTCCGACATTTATGCCGGTCACATCCTGATATGCGCGCCACCATAATGCGGAACAGTCCGTATAGCCGGACGCCTCGGGGTCAAGCCGCCCCGGCCCTTGCGAGTAGGCATATTTGCCGACACGCGCCGCAACCCATGCGACGATCTTGGCTCCAGCGTCTGAACTGGTATCGCTACCACTGTCGGTCTGCCCGCCGCTAATAGGCGTGCCCGCCGTACCGCTATTCGTCCACACCTGCTGTGCTGTCTGATAAAATTGATACGTTTTACCATTATCATGGAGCACAAGCACGTCGCCTACCAGTGAGATGTACCGTTGTTGCGCGGGCGTCGGATTAATGACGCCGCCGCCGCCCGGGTCGCCTCCGGGCGACGGGGCGTCACCCACCTGCCCAAAATCGGGCGGGGCGCTCTGCCCGTCCCAATTTTTGAGCATATTGTATGCCGTGTCGTAACGGTTGCGGTACTGTCCCAGCACGCCGTCATTGAGCGCCGTAGAGTGCAGCAAGTCAAGATTAGCGGTGCCACTAGTCGAGCCGAGTACGCGAAACGCTGACACGGGCGATTGATGATACATGGTCATGAAGAAAATGCGCTCGCGCATATTCCCGGCCGGGAACCCATACGAGTCGCATACTTGCTGGTAGGCGGTGAAATCATCCTCCCATTGCGCTTGCTGCATGGCATGATTAGGGTCAGTAGCGGCCCATGCGTGCCATGCGTTGGCGTCGGCTTGCGTCACATAATAGTAGCTCATATCCTGATTAGCTTCAGCCGCTTTCGCAGCGGCCGTGCTAGCAAAATATTGAGCGTACCCCGCCGAGTCGCTCACCTTACCGCGTAGGATAAGCGACTTAGCGCGATTACCATACCATTGCATCATGCCAAGCGTAATCGGGTCACTGGGATTGACCGCGCTCCAATTGTGATTAGACTCGACCTTGCCAATCACATACATGGCATACATGGATTTATTGGACATAATGCCATAATACCATAAACCCCGGGCGTAGGCCCGGGGTTTGTGGCGTTTACTGTAGCGATAGACAAAAATCGCTAATATATCTTATTTGATTAGTATCATTTATATTTAGCATTTCGATGTAGACTGCAATAGAATCAGTTCCTGCGGGAATTTGCACCTGGGTGTAGGATACACCAATACAGTCTCCCGGATTATAAGCGCTAAGGTCCGTAAGCGTCCACCGTGTCTGATGATTAATGTCACCTCCATTAACGTCTTTAGCTATGCAATGTAACACCAAACTGTCTTTACTAGGGAATTGACTGGTGTTCAATGCCATCATAAAACCAAAATTAAATAGTCGCTTTCCATAGGTTTTTATGCTTTTAAACTTGATATTATAAAATGGATTTGAATTAGTATTTGAAATTCTTTGCAGGCTCAAGTATTTACCAGAACTCTGATAATGGGTGGGTTCATTGATAGTGGGGTGGCTAACTAGCTTGACAGAATAGGCCGGGTCTTCTATAAAAGTAGCTTCATTCAAGATCGTATTTGTCAAAATGTCGGCAGTTACCTTATCTGTATCTTGCGATGAATTAAAAGCAGAGTTATTAAGTTTATTTTCGAACATTGAAACAACGCTGTCGCTATAGCTCCCTGAAGTAATAACTTTTGCCGTCGTAAGGGCTGGAAGTTTATGTCCTAACGTTGCATTTGGATAAATTGAAAATACCGCGTCATGTGCATTTATTAGCAAGCTATCGTTTTTGGAAAAATAATTGTCGTCTATTCCCACCCACCAAAAATGAGTTCCATATACACTTATTCTATTTGTTTCACCACCGATGGCTTTCGTAAAATATTGCGATTCCACATGTCCGCCATGTATGTTGAGATAAGTATATTTTGCATTGTTGAAATTAAACACTGATTCAGTATCAAAATCAAAGCTACATCCTACAAAAGTTCCCTCAAAACCACTTGTCTCAAAAGAGAACCCAAAATGGCTGGTGCCAAGTGCGCAATTTACAAAAGTGGTGTTTTCTCCTGAGTTAATTGAATCGTTAGACCCATCTTTCCCCCAGCGGAACGCATAGAAATTCCATCCTGATACTACGTTCTCATAGTATCCGAGATAATGATTGTATGTATTCATTCCCACGCCAGTATAAAAACCGTATACACTTACCCCTGTAATTTCATACAAGCAAACACCGGGTTGTGAGCTAACATTCGACCTGTCTCCCACTTCTATGCCTACTACTTTATTTCCGTATGGAACACTAGTAAAGATTATCAGTCGTCCATTAGTGCCGTCGAGTATGCGTGATCTTATTTTTGTATATGCGGGGCCAATGTCATGACTAAAGTACTGATTTATCCAAAATGCTGCCTTATTGGAATCTTCGCCTTTCCATTCTATAATAACATTGCCTCTCGTTGCAATATGAATAAAGAAAGGTATTTCTATCGTATCTGTTATTATATAGTGACCTGCGGGAATGATTACAGTCGGGTTGGTGATGATATCCCCGTCCTTTTCCCATTTTGAATCGTCTACTGCTTTTGCTATGGCATTCTTTATTGCAGATGTGGAATCTGTTGTAAATGTAGGGTCTGCGCCAAATTCAATGACATTTACTTCTCCTGCCAACATTTTGACTATATCGGACTCATCGACTTTCGTAGCGAGCGCGGCGGTAGTTTCTGCTGCGTCGGATTTTGTGGCGAGCGCGGATGTCACGTCCGACGCGTTGGCTTTCGTGATAATATTATTCGCATTATCATTTAGAGCGGCGTCAATCTTTGACATGTCTTCGTTGTAATCCTGGAGCGCGGAGATTTTGTCGCTACCGTTATTGCTGTATTGAGTGAGATTGTAATTCGGTGTTTTATTAGCGCTAGGCATGATGGTTGTCCTTAATGTTGTGCGGCTTCGAGCCGCGTTATTTTATCTTCGAGTGCTTTCATTTTCAAATCAATAATCTTCATATCGTGATTATAGTCGTCAATAAAAGACAGTTTGTCCCCGGATGACCCGTATTGCGTGAGACCATAATTAGGGGTGTGTTGCATACTGGGCATACTATTAGTCCTTAAGCCATAGGATATCGTCTCGGGTAATATCACCCGAAACAGTATTGACCTTGTCGGTGCTATGCAAGTCAAATACGCGAGGGTTAACACCGAGTGCGTCAAATTGCGCGGGGGATAATTCGAGATTGTCAAAATCGGATACAAACAGCCCGTGAGTCCGGTCGGCGTCATACATATCGTCGAGCGCCCGCTGGAGCGCTACCTGCTGGCCGTACACTGACCACACCACGATATTATCGCTAGCCGCCGCCTGCTTGATCATGCTGATAAGCTCATCGCGGAGGTTAGCCATATCGAGCAGCATCCCCGCTAACGTATCCTGCATGGTTTGCACATCACCGTTAATGATACCCATATCATCGTCAACATCCGACTGAACGGACTGGACATGCTCCACAACCTGATTCACGTAGTCGAGCAATGTGAGTGTGTCGCGGTAGTTAAACGGCTGTGTTGAGCCGACTCGCTCAAATGCCGGGGGCCGCGTCGTAGGCCATAATGTTTCACTCGGTAGCATATACAATCCTTTCGAGTTTAAAATCTTATTCCAGTATACACGCTCGTCCCGCCATATCGGGGCCATGTCATGCGCGACGGTGTGCCCACTATCCGCATAAACAGCGGTGCCAGCTCCTCTATCACCATCATATCCACATTAAGCATGGCAGAGCGCCATGCGGTAATGAGCTGCGCCCCACTCATCCCCGCATAGCCGTGGCTATGGACGGTACCATTACCCGAGTCAGACTGGTGGGTGAAATCAGTGGTATTGCTGCCACTGCTCGAACTGGTCGCAGACTGCGAGCCTGTGGTATTCGAGTCGGTATCCGAGTTGGTTTGGTCGGCATTGGTCGCATACTGCAAAAAATCAGCTAAGCGCGTTTGCGGGAATTCACTGTGCACTGTCGTGGCGCTTGAATGAGTTTTCGTGGTCGTGTCACTAGTCGTATCGTTTTTACCAGTCTGTTCTGCGCTGCTCTTGGCAGACGACTCCGATGTTTGTGTTTGGTTCGAATCACTATACAAATCTTGAGTAAGGAGCGGGTCGAATTTGGTTTGCTCAGACACATACAATTGATTATAATAGGGCATGATTTCGTTCATTTTACGGCCCAAATTAAACGCGAACATTTGCGGTGTTTCCACGCCGATTTCCCTGAAAATATAATGTTCGATAATCTTACGATTAAGTCTATTGCGGTATGCTTCATCAAAAATAGGATACTTGTCAAGATGCAATGATGCGTCATTATCGTACCCGAGGGCGACAAGGTGCCCCAATTGCGTGGTGTAATCCGCGTGAAACTCGGGCATGGCAAGATCGCTATATGCTCCGCTATTATTCATCGCTATCATCCTTATCCGTGTTGAGAATGCCGCCGCTCGTCGTGTCCGACCAGTCCACGCCAATATCATGCAAAGCGGGCCACAATAGTTTAATCGTATCGCACGCCTGTTGGCGAGCTTTCAAAAAACTCAATCTAAAAATGTTGGTTTTCTCCGAACCAGCCGCCACCTCCCCGGTCAGTAGTCGCTCCTTTTTTTCAGTATTGCTGTTTTGGATGCCCATGAAGCTCATGCACTCATTCCAAATTTGTGCCTTATCTGAGAGCAATTTATCAGACAAATAGGGCGTAGTATTAGGAAACGACTGGAATTGCGAGCCTAAACCATCGCCATAGACGAGAACAGCGGGAACGCCATCCTGTTTCTGCTTGATCATGTTCTCAAGCGTTAATCGTTGGTTCTCGTCTTCGACGGTGACGATAAGTGGGATGCTCATGTTATCCAAATTCACGTCCAGCGCCCTATCGACCATAGCCAAGCGTTGCGCGTATAACGTGATAATATCGTTAAATGGTTGCCTAATAAGATTATCCCAAATCGGCACGCATTCCTTAGCCGTCAATGTTTTATAACTATAATTATTAGCCACGGGCGTGAACTCTGTCGCGTTAAAATACGGGTTAACGTTACCCTGATATGATGCCGCCGTGACCATAAAACGATGCACATTTTTACGAATATCCGGGAAGAACAGCACCATGCCCTGCTCCAATAGCATCAATTCGAGATAGCGCGAATCAATGCCGTTAGGCAATCCGCGCCACGTGAACCGGGACACGGCCAGCGACTTGAGTAGCTTGGCGTACATGTCGATACGCGCCGACTGCATGAGCACAGCCCCGTCACTCATTCCAGCCGTGGGTCGGAATGCCGCCACTGCTTGCTGATACGCGGGGTTCGCGTTGCGTATCGTGCGTTTAGTGTTTGTGCTAGCCATATTAATATCGTACCCCCGTCAGCGGATCATTATCAGCATAGTCAATAACACCAATATCATCGGGACTATTCCACACGGTCACGCCTTTCTCAAAAATACCCTTAATGGCTAATTTAAACTCCTCGGGGCATGTGCTTGACCTAATATACAGTTCGTGCATTTTCCAAAACGTGAAATGCTCCATAGTCTGCCATGAGGCCGGGGGCTTTAGAAAACGCTGCACATAATACCCGTAGCGGAGCCAATACTCGCCAATATCACGCATAGCGGCCGGCATGATTTGACGATATCGCCGCCAAATACGCCACCTATTCGACGCATAGAGCAGCACGTCACCACCCATTTGCCCGGCAACACTCGGCGACATCAATGCCGTGTCCTGTATTTTAGCGTTAATGCCCGCAATAGCATTAGCATAGTCGCCTGACGCTACGGCCGTAGCCATGCTCCGGTTCATGTCCGCAAATTGCAGCGACTGTTGGTTGCTTAAGCCGGTCTGCTGACTCGCGTAACTGTTGGACTGCGATGTCTGCGCGTTGGTCGTATCAATAGTGTTGCCGAGCTGAGCGGCGCGAGTCTGATTCCCCTGATTGTAGGAGGCGTTATTGGCATACGCACCGATACCAGCACCCACGGCGGCTCCAATCGCCCCGCCAATATTGCCGGTCGCGGCATTGCCGATAACGTTTGCCACACCCCCGCCGATAGTGTTGAGCTGTTGCATACCGTAGTCAAAATTAGCCTGATTCTGCGCGATATCTGTCGAGCGTGTCGCAGACTGATTGCTAATGCCCGCCATGGCGCTACGATTACGATTACTCAATCCAGTCTGCTGGTCCGCATACCCGGCCGACAATTGCGCTTGCGCATAGGCATTATTAATTCCCATTGACGTTTTTTGCTGGCTCCAGTCGGCTGTCTGCCGCTGATAGTCGATACTATGAGCGTTCGACGCGAGGTAAATCTGCCCAGCATTATTGACCACAGCCAATGAGGGATAATCTACGACACCGATAGTACTGTTGAGCATTTCGCCGCGCTCCTCGCGCATAGTGTCGCCACCATTGTCGCCCCCATGGAGCGAACGCACATAAAATGCGGCCCGTGGCGTTGGAGGCCCGTAGTAGGCCACTTCATGCAACGTGAGATTATTCTGATAAATGTCCTGCGGCCTGATAATAATGCTATTCCCGTTCATAAGCGTGAATTCAATCCACGCATAGGGGAATGTTTTAAACTTTTTCAGATTCTTATACCTGTCAGGTATGATAAAATTGTTC